TTAAAAGTTCCTGAAGTTGCTGCTGAAACACTTGCATTCCCAACAATGGTCGCATCCGTACCTGCGGTGATAACCAACGGGTGTGATGATGAAGCAAGGTTTACAACATGAACTTCAAAAGTGTCACCAACTGCGTAACCCTTTAAAGCGGCACAAGTAAGAGTTCCTGTTGGAACAGTCTTAGCCCGTGAAGCCGTAGGAGTACCAACCAACAAACCACCATTTGTAACAACCATAGCGGCTGTCAAAGTTTCGGCGGCATCAGTCAAAGTTGTGACTGTTGTTTTATGGGTTGTCGTATTTGCGGCGACAGGTCCGCTTGTTCGGAGTGAGCCAAACAGTCCCTTGCCTTTAGTAAGTCTATTTGCCATTAGAGGCTCCTATGTGTTAGAGGGATTAGGCTACGCAGGATGAGAAGAAGTAACCGAGGTCTGTGCCGATGACTTTCATATCAAAAGCAACTTCGGCTTCAATTCTGTCAGCCTTGTATTGTTCCATACGCATACGGCTTACACCGATTGTTGCGCCAATGCCTTGAGAAACACCTGTCCACGACATTACATAGCCACCCGACGGTTGGAGCAAACCAGCCGAAGGAGCCGAATAAGTGAGAAGAGCATTCTTGCCATAGTTGAACGCATAGGCACCTGTAGCACCTTCGTTGTTTGTTGCCTTGAGGCTCTTCGCCACCATGACTCGTGGAACACCGAACAATGAAGCCATCAAACTCTCAGACAAAACTTGTGATGAGGTGTATTTGATGCGGTCAATCAAATCAGGGTGATTCTTCAACTGAATGAAAACATCGTATCCGAGAACCAAAGTATTTGGCTCGTAACCCGTTGTTGAAAGGATTGTGCGCTTGCCTGTTTCAATGTCACCGATTGGGTCTGACGAAGTGTAGTCACTCCACAGGTTTGACGGAGTTGAATCTGTACCCCAAACGCTTGTTGTAAAGAAGTTGGATACAAATTGTGTTTCCATCTTCAACAACATACGACTTGTTACAAACTCTGCCGCTTCACGGTCAACATTGATTGGCGCATCAGCGTTTGCACGAGTTTGGTCACCAATGTCCTTGTGGAACGCATAAACATCAGCCTGATACGAGTCAGTTGAAAGGTTGTAGCCTCCACCTGCTGACTCTGTGGCATCTGCACGGCGTTGAGCCTCATCACGGAACCAATCGTTCTTGGTGTAGGTGAAAAACTTGTCGCTCTGCTTTGATACAGGAACAACAGGGAACACCTTTGTTGCAATGAAATTATCTGCCTGTTGCATATAAGCAACGGAGATGTTTGTTAAAATAGCGTCAACATGAACTTGACTGCTTGTTGGCTGTGGCATTTTATTTGCTCCTTATTTCTGAGAGGTTTACTTATGCGCCCCGTGCTGCTGAAGCACAGTTCACGATTACTGTTGCGATTTCATCTTCTGCGCCAGAAGCGAAAATAGTTGAACCGACAATATATTTTGTCGTGTCGGTACCAGCAGCATAAGCAGCGGCTTTACCATCTGATGCCGTTCCAACGACTGTTCCCTCATCAAGAGCCGCCTTTGAAACAACTTTCGTGCCACCAACGACAACGATTGAGGCTTCGGCGCCCGAGATTGGGGTGTTTTGCAAGACACCAATCGGCTTGTCGGTAGCGGCAGCGCAAAGGACTGCCTGACCTGACGAGTTTACTTTCACAAAGTAATATTGCTTTGCTGAAAGGTCGGCACCTGCTGGAAGTGTGATTTTGACTGCATAATTTGAGATTTCGTATGCCATGATTTATTGCTCCTTGGTTCTTATTGCTCTTTGCGGTAATCCGCATAAAGGTCAGGGTTTTTAAGAATTACACCAGTGATTGCTTGCTCAACTGTTGAATACTCGCCTGCGGAAAATGCCGCTTTTGCAAGTGTTTCTACTTTGGCGAAAGCACTGCCTTCTGTTGGACGGGCGCCACGACCAATTTCGTCAAAAATTTGTGCGCTCTCTGCTTGGGCATTAGCCGACTCCAAAGCCTTTTCAATGACTTCACTAAGAGTCGCATCAATGTCGCTCAATTTGCGAAGTGCTGGACCAAGATTTTGTGGGTCAACAGTCAAACTTGACCAAGCAGCCGCTTTGGCTACATATTGTTCGTCACGGCGACTGTCACGCTCTTTCTTCAATTCTTCACGAGCCTGATTTGCTGAGGCTTCAGCCTTTTCAAGCATTTCACGAACAGGTTGAGGGAGAGATTTCATCATCGCCTCATCGTTTTCTTCTTCTTCCTCTTCCTCTTCTTCGTCCTCTGCCATTTTCGCATCATAGGCTTTGGCAAGTTTTTCTTGAGTTTCAGCAAGAGCCTTTTCCAACTCCACGACACGCTCAATGTACGCTTCTTCCAAACCTGGTTCCATTGTTTCTTTTTGTTCGCTCACGGTATCCTCCGTTTGAGTTCCTGCATTTTTCATAACAATCCATCCTTCCTCAAGATGAGCAGGGTGGTCAACACCACTCGTCTCAAGTACCTTCAGCGCAACCATTTTTTTCTGTTTTGCTTGCTTATTCAAAGGTTTTAACTCCTAAAAAGAAAAAGCCCACAGGTTTCAACGGTGAACCGTTTGAATACCCGCAGGTTTCGGACTTTTTCAGTGTAGAACGGCAAACATACAACCGTCTTATCAACAATGGTTTAGTATTGGAGTTTTGTTGCTTGACGAACCCGACCATCGCCGTAGGAAATAGCAATCATAATAAAGTCATCAGCCAACACATCCTTCAACTCGTCGTCAACCTCTATCTCGCCAAGCCGACCCTCAATAGCATTGATGAGAAGCGAGTCAAGTTGCCTCTGATTCAATGCCAACATCACTTCGTCGTCTTGAATGTCTTTCAACGGTTGCCCTGTTTTGTGTTCACCAATCAAACGGGCAAGCGAGTTGGAAATTAAAACGAACCAAACAAAGAAAACTCCGAAGATGAAAGATGAAATTAAATTAAACATGGGCTGATTGTACCGACAACAAAAATTGATTCCCAATAGAAGAAGGTTGAGTTACTCTTTAAGCCTTCTTCTTGACAGGCTTCACCGTCTCTCGCTCAACACCCCGAGCGTAGGCTCGGTCAGCCTCGGCGTCCCTGACCTCATACTTGCCGTGACCAACCCTCTTGAACACATCGGGTCTTTCCGTAACAAACTTCCTGACAATCGCATCGGTCAACCCGAACTGTTCCGCCAAACCCGCAACCGTCACCTCGGCGTAAACATTCTGAGTCGCCCAATACCTAACCTGCTCAACACCATCAAACGGCACAGTTGAAACATCAGCAAGTTTCGCATCACGACCCATGCTGTAACCGTTCTCGCCACCAACCATCTGCACCGAACCATCAGCGTTCATCTTGACGAACTTAAACTTACCTTTTGGGGCAACTCGCCAATAAAGAGTCTGACCCTTAACAAATGTTTCAACCAATGTCTCCACCATCATCCCTCCGTTCTTTGTTGTTTCCCTGACCACAACTACATTCTACTAAATGACAAAATAGCGAAATCATAAAAACACCCAAAACGAACCGAAATCAAAAAATCGTTCCACTACTTGAGCCTTCAAAAAATTTACAAAAAATAAATTGACACGATTTTCGTGTTTTAAACTATGTCAACAAATTCCTGTTGACCGCCACCCAAAATCACAACAGGCAACCGAGACACACGCCCACGAGAAGCACTTAACTTTATATCTACCCTTTCAAAAGGTTGTGAACGCATCAACTCCACGAAAGAAGGTTCCAAAAGTTGTTTAATCCACGCTTCAACCGCAGAGGGCAACTCTCGTTCATCAGCCATTAAAGACTTCTTTCTTATCACCAAAATAGGCTTTTGCGAAACCTTCGGATGTAAGTCTTTCGTTTAAACATTCACCGTTGTCTGCATCAGCATAAATTTTTGCTAAAACACGACCATATTTTTCGTTCTTGTCTTTGACGGTCTCAATCAAAACAGTTGAATGTGTTTCAGCCCAAGTTTTTACAAACTCTTTGGCTTTTAATCCCGCTTCTTTTTCCGCTTTATTCACCGTCCTAGACTCAGGCGTATCTACACCGTAAAGACGGACACGAATCTTGTGGTGAATATCAAAACCTAAATCAACAGACAAATCAACCGTGTCACCATCAATTACTTTTTCTATTTTTGCGCCGTAACAAAACCGTTTCAACGACATTTAACTGTTCTTTTTCTTGCGTTTCTTCGGACTATCAGGCGTTGACCTCACCTGCGATGCCGTAGGGTTTTTTAAATCTAACGGGACTGCCATCTCCATCAACTTGCGACCCGCCCGTTCAGTATCGGTTGGTTCGTCACCATAATCGTTGTATTCGGGTGGCATGGGATTAACAGGCTCGTCACCGTAATCGTTATATTCGGGTGGCATGGTTGAACTAGGTAAATCATCAGCGAGATTACCTTCTTTCAATTCTTCGGCATCAGCCCTATCAAATGCTTCTTTATCGTCAAAAGTTGCATCAGCAGGAATTGGATATACACCTACAGCGCCACCACGCTCAAGAATTTTTGGATTCACTAATCCTTCAGGCGTCAACCAACCTCGTTGTTGAAACAATTCATTTTCTGCTTCAGTCGCCCCTGGACCGTCTGGGTCAAAATATCGTCTGTGAAAAAGACGAATCAATCTTTCCTCAGTAGCCCCTTGCCATGCTTTTCTTGGGCTTGACTGACTCTGCCACCTTACATTCGCCGCATAGCGACCCGCTTCGCTACGGTCACCGCCGAAAGAGGCTTTGACAATCGCATCGTGCAACAAGGTTTTTGCATAACCCTGAACTTGGCGTACACCGCCCGCCTTTTCAACTTC